CCCACAGGACGCCCCCCTTAGATGCGGCTCGCGCTGCGTCAAGGTCTCGGGTCCTGCCGCAGCACGAGCCGCAGAGCACGACTGTACGGCCCTGCCGGGTGATATGGAGCACAAGTCCGGGATTCATGGTCTCGGCCTTGGCCAGGGACCCGTGCGGTGTTCGGTCTCGGGTCCGTCCACCGCACGGGCCTTGACCGCAACCTACCCAGATCCCGGCAGGACCCGCGGCGGTTATCCACAGGGCTCAGGAGAGAACCGCGAACACCAGGAAGAACACCCCGACCACGGCCACTACGAACCCGGCCAGGAGCAGCCAGAGGCACCCTGCGGCGAGCCTGTTCACCCGCTCGGCCGAGCGCCAGTAGCGGACCTCATCGGCTGTCCCGACGCGCTGCAGTGGGCTGGCCGGCTGAGGGTCCGGCTCGGGGGCGTTCACGACGTCAGGCTATCCCGGCCGCGAGCGCCGCGCCGGGGGAACGGCGAAGGGCCCCCTCCCCGCTGCGTGAGCGGAGAGGGGGCTTCGTTGCTGGACGGGGCCGCGAGGGTCACTCCTCGGCGTCGTCCTCCGTGGTCGCGCTGGTGCTGGTGTTGCTGGCCGCGGTGAGGCCGAGCGCGACGCCGACGTAGGTCAGCACGTCGGCCGCGGAGCCGGTGTCGATGCCGGCGACGGTCAGCGCGCCGACCACGATGCCGGCGAGGGCGAACGCCAGGTAGACGTACTTGCGCGCCTTGGCGGGGATGACGTCGGTCAGGATGCTGCTCATGGTCAGGCCACCTCGAGGGCTCGGAGGGACTGGAGGCCGCGCGTGCGGGCCGCCTTGCGTCGTGCGGTCAGGTCTGCGATCTCGTCACGCAACTCGTCGATCTGGTCGGCCAGGTCCATCGCGCGGAGCACTCGCTTCGCGGCGGCCTTGGCCTCGTGGGGGCGGTCGCCGTCGCCGTCGTCGGCGAGCTTGGACAGCAGCGCCTCGGCCTTCTTCGGCTGGTCGCCCTTGAGGGCGGCGAGCGCGCGGGTGATGGTGGGGGTCTTCTTCGGCTTCGTGGAGACGGGCTTCCACACGCGCACGTCGTTGACGACGGGCGCCCAGTACGCCTCGGTGTAGCCCCATGCGTGGGCGAGGGTGTCGACCCGCACCTTGCCGTACTTGCCGCGGGGCCAGTCGGTCGAGAGGACCATGCCGCCGCCGAGCGAGGGGGCGATGTGGCCGTACTGCGAGGACGGGCCCCACCAGTAGACGATCGCGCCGCGGGGGATCTTGTTGACGGCGGCGGGGTCGGAGAGGTTGACCTTGTGCGCGACGCCGAGGGCCTTCGCGCCGGCCAGGGAGAGCTTCGCGGCGGCGTAGAGGCTGCCGACGTTGAAGTAGGAGCGGGTCTCGCGCAGGCAGTAGCCCGGAGTGACGGAGCGGCCGTCACGGGCGTAGGAGACCGCGAGGGCCAGGGCGTCCTTCTTCGAGCGCACGTAGTCGGGGATCGCGCCGGGCCCGGAGTCGGCGACGGCGCCCATGCCCTCGTCGACGTCGTCCTGCCTGGCCTCGGGCTCGGGCGGCGGGCCGAAGTCGTCGGCGCCGAGGGTGGGCAGCGCCTCGGCGGCGGGGTCGAGGGTGCAGTCCTCGGCGGTGAGGATCAGGTCGGGGTCGATCTCGTCGGGTGCGAGCATCAGGTCTCCTTCGTGGGTGCGGGGGGTTCGGTGTCCGTCGGCATGGGCCGGCGGTGCTGGCTGCCCCGGGTGGGCAGCGGCGGGTCGAGCTCGGCGTCCTCGATGGCGTGGAGGGTGAGGAGCTCGTCGGGGGTCGCGGGGACCTCGCCGCCGAGGCGGAGGATCTCGTCGCGCAGCCGGGTGGCCCACCGGGCGATGGTCTTGGCGAGGCGCTTCCACTCCCCGACCTGGATGGTGAGGAGGTCGATGCGCTCGGACATGCGGACCATGTCGTCGCGGACCTGGCGGGCGACGGCGTCACGGTCTTCGCTGGCGCGCCGCTCGGCGAGGGCCCGGTCCTCTCGCTCCTGCTGCAGCTCGGTGCGGAGCAGCTTCACCTCGTCGCGGTAGGGCTGGAGGATGTCCTTCCACGCCTGGAGGGCGGAGTCCTGCGCGTCGACGTCGCTGGTGCGGCGCGCGCCCTCACGGGACGCGGCGGCGGTGTACCGGGCGCCGCGGTAGGTGATGTAGGCGACCGCGATGGACCCCAGCAGACCGAGCGCGGTGACGAGGGTCTGCTGCCAGGGCTCGAGGCCGCTCATGCGTCACCGGCCGGGGACTGGGCGGCGGCCGGGTCGGCGGTGGGGTCGACCGCGAGGGTGGGGTCGGCCGGCGGGATGGGCAGCGGGTCGGGGTTCGGCCAGCCGGCGACGACGCCGAGCATGAGGGAGGTGGTGCCCCAGATGGTGGCGGCGTACCAGCCGTCAGGGTCGCCCACGGGGTGGCTGGTCATGCCGGTGTGCTGCAGCAGCGGGGAGACGAGCGCGATGACCCATGCGGCGATGAAGCTCAGCGACTTCGCGGCGGGCATGAGGTAGAGGGCGAGGTGGCCGAGGCCGTCATCGTGGCCCTTCCCGCGGAGCCCGACGCCGATCGCGACGGCCCCGGTGACCCACCATCCGACGGCGAGGACCCAGGTGGGGAGGATCTGGGTCAGGACCCAGGGCCGGTCGACCTGCCGGTCGATGGAGGCGCCGGCGCCGAGGACGATCCAGGCGGACCCGACCATCACGAGCCACAGGGCCCGCCAGCCGAGGCGGTCGGCGAGCTCGTCGACGCGGGGCCCCATCACTGCTCACGCCCGATGAGGGCGACCATCTCGGTCCACGCGAGGTAGGCCAGGAGCCCGGGGAACGCCCAGGCGGTGAAGGTGGCGTCGCCTGTGACCGCGCCGACGACGAGGGTGCCGGACCACAGGCCGAGCCACACGAGGAGCAGCGCGAGGCCGGCGGTGTAGCCGCCGCGCAGGTGCATGGCCAGCGCGGTGGCGAGGGTCCCGGCGATCACGCAGAACCCCGCGCCCCACATCGCCGCAGGGAAGAACGGGAAGCTGGGCAGCCCGGCGAGGCGGTGGCCGGGGTCGGTGACGTAGACGACGCCGACGACAGCGGCGAAGGCGGCCCAGGCGGGGAGCCGGAGCCGGGCGGACATGGTGACGTGGTCGCGGTCGAGCGGCACGGGGGCCTCCCTGGTTGGGGTCGGGGGCATGGCGAAGCCCCGCCGGCTGGGGGCCGTGCGGGGCTTCGTGGTGGTGCAGATTCAGGTGTGGCGGGCGAGCATCTGGATCGGCTCAGTCCCGGCCGTCCGTGGCGAGGGCAGGACAGGGCGTTCCAGGTTGGCCTAGGCTCCCCGGGTGACCTCGCGACTGGCGCTCGACATCAGCCTCACCTTCGGCACGATCCTCTTCGGCGCCCTGCTAGTCATCTCGATTGTCACCAATGACCCAGCCGCCACATACGACGCCGTTCTGAGCGGCGCCTGCGGGCTCCTTCTGTGGAGGCGGCTTTCCGAGCGCGGACGCGTGCAGTGACCATCGCCTACGCCACACCCAGGTCAGCGGCGAGGCGCTCCGCAAGCGAGCGCCGGGCCATGAGGTCGGCAGCCGGACTCCTGGTGCTCCTCTGCACCATGCCCCTGCTGTGGCAGCAGCTCGCGGCAACGCCCGTTGGGTCGATCAGGTACTTCCACCTCGGCGCCTTGGCAATGCTGGCTATCGCACGGCCCATCCAGGGCATCTACTTCGCCCTCTGGGGGCGAATCCTGCCTGCCGCCGTAGCCGTGGTCGTACACACCATCCTCATGACGCTGTCCGCGATGGCCTGGGCCGGCTACTGGCCGGACCCGATCCAGAACGCGCTGTACGCACTCCTCGGCATCTTCGCCGGCGCCTGCTTCTTCACCGCGCTCACGGAGGCGCCGGCGAGGCGGCTCATGGCGATGGCCTCGCCAGCGGTTACTACGACGTTCGTGCTCGCTTTCGGTCAGGCCATCATCGCTGCTGGGCTGAACCCGATCAGCGTCTATCGAGCTGCCCTCGCGGGGGACCGACAGATCCTCCTCTTTGCGCTCTACCGGGGAGCTTTCTCGTCCGGGGGTGGCGAAGAGGTCTTGTCGATGACCCGGCACGAGATGTACGGGGCCCTGTTCATCGCCGCCTGTGTCAGCGGGATGACCATCTGGTCTCTTCGTAGCGCGCTGACGAGGGCTGTCGTAGTCGCATCCCAGCTCATCACCCTCGCCCTGATCGCGACCTCGCTGTCGCGATCGGTGATGATCGCCGTGGCGATCACTGGGATGGTGGCTGCGGCTGGGCTCCTCGGCCGCATAAAGGTTCCGATAGCGGTGGCTGCTCTCGCGGGGGTGGCGGTGCTCGCGTTCCCCCTCTACGCACCAGCATTGCAGCAACTCGTGCTGGACCACTTCTTGGACGACACGACGAGCTACGAGGGCCGCGCCGGCTCCTGGTCGGCCTTTTCTCAGCCGGACATCTGGAACCGCCTATTCTTCGGCGGCGGCCCGCTGACGATCTCGACCCACACGATGGTCGGAGACGCCGCACTCCGCGGGGGCCTGCTGGCCGCGGTGGCTGCTGTCGTGTTCTGCCTGACGCTGATACGCCGCTGGTTCTCGGCGCTCGGGCTGGTCATGGCGGGCGACTCGGCCGCGATCGGGTGCGCTGGGGCGCTGGGCATCGCGCTGGTGCGGTGCTTCACCTCGGGCGGCGGGTTCCTTGCCTTCGCGCAGTGGCAGGCGATCGGGATGGGCATCGCCTTCCTGCTGTGGCGCGAGACCTCAAGGCGTCAGTCAGCAATCCAGACCCAGGTGGGCGCGGCCGAGTAGGTGAGCATGATCGTCTGCCCGGCCGGGACTCGGACGGTTCCAGAAGTCAGGTTGGTGATCGTCCCGCCCACGCGGATCACCGTCACGGTCCCGCCCGTGACGGTGACGGTGCAGTCGTAGCCCGAGGTGTTCGTGTAGGCGACTCCGGTGGCGGGCATGGTCGGAGTCGTCACGGCCCCTCGGGGGTTGTGGCCGAGGTTCCCTCGGATCACAGCGTCGGTGGACAGGTTGTTGACTCGCCCCGTGCTCGCCGTGGTGAACGCGGTGAAGTCGTTGCCAACGACCGCGCTCTTGGTTGAGCTCGAGCCGATCCGTGCGGCCTTCGCGGTGGTTGCGCCACTCACCTCGGACATGACCGTGCGCACCACGCTCGCTCCCGCCACGGCGTTCAGGTTTACGCCGTACCCGCCATCCGGCACGCCGACGATGCGGGTGCCATCGACTGTCACGTCGGCAGCGGCGTTGGCGCCACCGCCCGTGCCGACCGTGACGCCGCCGCCAGTGGTCCCCGTGGCGTCGACTCTGCCGCCCAGGACCCGAGCGGTCGTGACGCTGGCGAGGTCGATGACGCTCGTGGCGCCTGTCGCTGCACGCATGTCAGGCTTCTCGAAGGTGATGTCGGAGCAGGACCCAACCACGCTCACGGTGGCCGTCGTTCCGGCGGGGTTGGTGACGCGCGTCCGCTTGAAGTCGACGTTCTTCACAGCGCCGACGGATGCATAGGTGGCGTTGTCCCGCTTGACGAGGATGTCCTGCGCTGCGGCCGTTGCGCCGGTGAGGTCGACGGAGACGCTATCGAACTGGATTCCGTCGATGTCGCCAGTGGAGTCATCGTTCTCGACGACGAGGCCACGGTTTGCGGCGCGGCCCTTGATGTTGCGGAAGCTGGAGTCGATGATGGAGCAGGTCATCCCGCCGATGTCGCTGGGGTCAAGGATCACGGCGGCGGCGAGGCGCGCGGCGCTGGAGACGCCGGTGCACTGCTCGTAGGAGCCCCGGCGGATCGTCATGTCGTACAGGGGGTCAGTGCTCAGGCCCACCGGGACGAACTGGAACACGTCGTCACCGGACTCGATGTGGCAGCCAAGCGCCTTGAAGTCGTCGCCGCCGACGAAGCGGATTCCGCCGCATCCTGTGGTGGCGGCAGAGTTGAGGGCCCACAGGTGCCGGGCGGATACCCGGTCACCAGCGAGGAGAAATGCCTGCCCTCCCGCCCAGGTGTCAACAGTGAAGCCCTCGAGCACCAGGTCGTCTGCGTACAGGCAGAAGACCTTGCCCGTGGCCGAAAGAGAGGCCCCCTGCACTCGCCCGAGACCGTGCATCCTCACGCCGGTCATCGCGCTAGCGAAATCCCGGTTGCGGATGAAGGCTTCTGTAGACCCTGAGCCCGCTGCGAAGTCCTTGAGCAAGGTGGCGGTCGGGTTGGCCCACCACAGGTCAAGCCCGTCGTCGACCAGCAGAGACTCGGTGCATCGGTAGGTGCGCGTCAGGGCGACCGGGGCGCCGGAGTCCCAGGCGGCCTGCACGGCGTCGGTGTCGTCGGTCGTGCCGTCGCCGACCGCTCCGAACGCCTCGGGGGTGGTCATCCGGGGGGTGGTCTTCGCCAGGGCCACCGACACGGGGGAGGTGTCGTCGTCGACGGCCGCCGCATTAGAGGCCGACAGAGCCGTTTCGGTCAGGCGGTCGGGGACCTGCTCCTCGGGCAGCTTGCCGTCCTCGAGGTCGGCCTTCGTGCCGAGCAGCGCGCCGGCCGGGGTGTCAGGGTTCGCGAGGCCGCCGGGCGTGATGCCCTGCTCCTGGAGCCAGTCGGCGAGGGCCTGGAGGTCGGCCTGGGGACGGAACGGGTCGCCGAGCTCGGGGTAGGGGACGCCGTCGGTGGTGGTCGATGCCACGGGGGTGCTCCTTCGCGCGGGGCCGTCAGGCCGTGGTGGTGGGGGTCTGGCCGGCCGCGATGGCGGCGTCGTACTCGGCCTGGTCGATCAGGCCGCGGTCGAGGCAGATGTCGAGCTGCTCGGTGGTGGAGGCGCCGGCGGCGTACCGGTCGAGGTAGCGGGCGCCGAGTGCGGTGGCCATCAGGACTCCTGCGGGGTCAGGGCGAGGATCAGGTCTGCGAGCTCGTCGATCTGGGCCTGGAAGCCAGGCACCGCGATGACGCCCGGCAGGCCGGGCATGTCGGGGGCCTGGATGACGGGCAGCTCCGGCCGGGTGAAGACGCCATCGACCTGAGTCCACCCAGGTGCGATGGCCTCGTCGGTGACGAGGAGGGTGAGGCCCTCGGGCGGGGTGTAGGTCGAAGCGTCGTCGATCTCGATGACGTTGGCCACGTAGCCGGTTTCGTCGATCAGGGCTGCACGCACGAGCTGTTCCTCTCAGTAGATCTCGGTGAGGCGGACTTCGCCGCGCGCCCCGGCTCCGGACACCCCGGAGGTGTCGTGGCCTTGGCAGCCGCCGCCACCTCCAGGGGCAGAGCCGGAACCTGCCGCCGTGCCAGAGTCCGAAGATCCCGCGCCCCCAGCGCCCGCGTGCTGGCTCGCGCCCCCGCTGTCGGAGTAGTAGCCGCCGCCGCCGCCGCCGCCGTAGATGCTGCTGCCGCCGTAGCAGGCGGGGTGCCATTCAGGGAACCCCCACCCATTCGCCACGCCGCCGCCCCCGCCGCCGTGATGGGACGAGCGCCCTTCCAGCCCCTGGTACTTGACGCTGATGGAAGAGGTGCCGAAGTTGACGGTGGTCCGGTAGATGACGATGACTCCGCCCTGGCCCCCCGTGATGCCTCCACCCTTGCCGCCGATCACTGAGCCCGAGTCCCCGTCGTCGACGGTGTCGTCCAGCCAGACGCCGCCAGCGCCTCCGCTCGCGGTGAGCAGGGCGTCGACGAGGACGCCGCTGAACAGCGTCCCTCCGAAGCCGGACTCGCCGCCGTCGAGACCCGCGTTGCCCTTGGCTACGGAGGCCCCGCCAGCGCCGACGGTGACCGGGACCGTGGCGGGGAGGTCTTCCGCGTTGAAGGTCTCGACGGCGTAACCGCCGCCGCCACCTCCGCTGCTGAGCATCCCGGACCCACCGGACCCACCGGCACCGATGGCCTCGACCACGAGCTTGCGGAGCCCGGCGGGCTTCGTCCAGGTGCCGGAAGCCGTGAAGACGGTGCGGACGGCAGACTCAGCGATGTCTACCCAGCCGATGGATGCTCCGCGGTACTGCTGGACCGTTCCCGTGGTGGTGTTCGCGATGACCCGGCCGGCCCAGAGCTCGGCGCCGGAGAGGGCATCTCGCTGGGCCGTGGTGAGCACCGCTACGCCGGGCATCGTGTCGACGGCCTCGGCGAGGGCCTGCATGTCGGCGGGGATGTTGTTGTCGTCGGTCGGCTCCGGGTACGGGAAGCCCCGACCGGTCGTAGCGGTCACTGGCTGCTCCTCAGTCGTCGTAGGGCTTGTGGCTGGTCATGTCCGCGTAGGTTCCGAACTCGCTGGTCACAACTGAGTAGGCAGGCCCGTGCTCAGTGGTGAAGTGGTCGTAGCTGACCCCGTCGGCGAGGTGGACGTCGAGGCGGATTCCGACGGGCTTCGCAGCTGCTGCGGCGTCCCGGAGCAGCTGCTCCTGGCCGGGTTTGATCTCCTCGGAGTAGACCCGCAGGGAGGCCCGCCACGGGCTGCTGGTGCGCTCGAGGAGCTCCACGGTCTGGGTGCCGTTGAGGTACCGGCCGATGGTCGAGACCAGGACCGCGGGGGTGCCGCGACGCCACGAGGATCGGGCGCGGATGAAGTCGCGCTCCTGGGTGGTGGAGAGCCCGGAGGGGACGGGCTGGCCGGTGACGAGCCCGAGCCATCCCGGGTCGGTGGTGCCGTCGAGGTCGAACGCGGCGGCCCAGCTGGTGACGTCGCCGGTGGTGAGGTCCTCGACGGCCTCGTAGGTCGCGAAGACCTCGGCGGCGTCTTCGTAGGTGGCGGTGTCGTCGAGCCCGTCGAGGGTGTCGTCGTAGCCGGGGACCCCGATGACGGGGGAGAGAAGGGTGTCGGTGGCCTCGAGCTCGACGACCAGCCCTGCGACGAGCGCGGGGAGCAGGCTGCCGGCGGCTCGGCGGAACGCGGGTCCGAGGGCGTCGAGGACGCGGCCGGTGACGGTGTCGGGGAAGGGCCCCCAGATCGGGTCGAAGTCGTCGTAGTCGGGTCCGGCGGTGGCGGGCACGGCGGTGCTCCTCTCTCGCGGCGGAGGGTCAGGAGACGGTGCCGGTCACGGTGGAGGCGGTCACGCCGTCGGGCGGGTCGGCGAACGGGGCGGGGAGGGCGGCGGGTCCGTCGAGCTCGACCGAGGTCGCGCCGCCGTTGAGGGTGAACGCGGTCAGCGCGGCGACACCGTCCGCGGACGCGGCGACCCTGATGAGGTCGAAGTAGCTGACGGTGGTGGTCTCGACCCACATGCGGTCCTCGTCGAGCGCCGCGTCGAGGCCGCTCGTCGCCGCGACCGCCCCCCAGTCCGCGGGGTCGAGGTAGTCGGCGACCGCCGCGGCGATGTTCGCCTGCACGGTGCTCGTGGCGACGTTGGTCTCGGCGACGGCGGCGTAGGTGATGTCGAGCGGGGTGTAGGTGGGGTCGGCGACCCGGAGCACGAAGTTGATCTCGCGGTTGTCCTCGAGGACGGCGAGGGTGGCCTCGGCGATGCTGCTGCTGACCGGGCGCCCGTCGGCGGCAACGAGGAACGCGGAGGCGGTGCGCTCTGCGTCGGTCTCGTCGGTCTCGGCGTCGTAGAGGTCGATCACGAGGGCTCGGTGGACCCCGTCGACGGACCGAGCGAGCGCTGCGATGTCGGACGGGGTGACGCCTCCGGGTCGCAGGTGGGCGAGGTAGTCGGCAAGCCGGGCGACGTAGGCGTCGACGGTCTCGGTGTCCTGCCCGCCGGTCGAGGTGCCGGTGGCGGCCGCTGACACGACGGTGGCGGTCGCGGTGGCCACGGTGAGGGTCCCGGCTGCGACATCGTTGCCGTCCGTGCCGGCGGTGTCGGCCGTGGCGGTGACGTCGACGGTGGTACCGCCGACGGCGGTGGCGGCCGCTGCGACGGTGAACGCGACGGTGAGGCCGGCCGCGTTCGTGCCGACCAGGCTGAGCCCGGCGGGTGCGGTGGCGCCCTCCGCGGTGAGGGTGAGGGTCACCGGGATGGTGGCGGCGGTGGCGACGCGCACGGTGAGCCCGAAGACGCTCTCGCCGATCCCTGCGACCGCGGTGAGGAGCGCGGTGGAGGCGCGGGCGTTGGTGGTGGCGACTTCGCGGCCGATCTCCTCGGCGAGGGCGACCTCTGGTGCGCCCTCGACCGCCTCCCACCCGTCGAGGTTCTCGGCGAGCGCGTCGAGGATGCGGTCGGTGACGTCGTCGGGGTCGCTGGAGATCGCGGGAAGCTCGAACGCCATGGTCAGCCCTCCTGGGAGTCGTCGGCCGCGGTGGAGTCGTCGCTGGCCTGGGGGTAGACCGTGAGGTACTCGGTGGCCGGGTCGTCGTCGGTGGTCTCGAGGACGAAGTCGGTGGGGGTGGCGCGCGGCTCGTGGGTGGTGATCGCGTCTGCCAGGTCGGCGGGGTCGACGCCCCCGAAGACGGGGTCGGGGGTGCCGTAGCTGGAGGCCGAGCGGCGTTCCCCCACGCGAGTGGCCATCAGGAGCCCGACGGAGCGAGCGACCTCGGTGGTGCTGCCCTGCTCGAGGGAGGCGATCTGGCCGGCGACGGTCACGGCGAGGGGGAGGGACAGGGTGCGCGCCACGGCGGTTCCTCTCTGCTCAGGGGTCAGGCGGTGTGTGCGGCGGCGATCCAGGGGCCCTCATCGGTGTCGACGAGGAGGACGAGGGTGCCGACCGGGAGCCCGGCGCCGCCGTAGCAGGGGCCGACCGGGTGCCGGGTGTCGTCGCCGATCTGGGCTGCCCAGACGCCGCTGTCGTCGGTGCGGACGATCTGGGCGGTGACGGGGGCCTGGTCGCCGGCGGATGGGGTGCGGACGTCGAGGAGCTTGTCGAACCTCATCGCCACACTCCTCCGCCGGTCCATCCGCGGTCGTAGGCCGAGCCCTTGCACACCCCGTAGGCGGTGCCCATGGCCTCGATCGTGGAGCCGTTGCCCAGGCTGATCGCGACGTGGTTGTAGTCCCCGACCCCGATGCGGAACAGCAGCCCGCCGCAGACCTGCATGGCGTCCGCGACGGGGACGTCCATGTTCTTCGCCACGATGGTGCCCCACTGGGTCTCTGACGGCTTGCCGAGCGTCTTCCCGGCGTAGGCGGTGGCCGCCTGCACGAGCCCGGAGCAGTCGAAGCTGTTGGGGCCGGAGGCTCCCCAGACGTAGGGCTTCCCCTCCTGCTTGAGCGCGTAGTCGACCATGCGCCGCAGGAACGGCACGTCGGCGTAGTTGGTGCCGCTGCCGGAGTCTCGTCCGGCGGCGTAGCCCTTCTCCCCGCGGTCGCCCTTGCCGACCGCCGCGGCCTCACTGAACTCGTGCTTGCCGCGGACCAGGGTGAGGGTGCCGCGGGTGGACACCGTGGTGCGGGTGAAGTCGGAGACCAGCCAGTTCCCGTCGGCGGGCCCGGCATCGGCGACGGTGATGGGGTCTCCCGCTGACATCGTCCACCAGTCGGCGTCGACATCGATGGTGGCCTGGGACGCACGGTGCACGCGCCGTGTCCCGGCGTCGAGGTCGAAGTCGAGCCACCCGAACGATCCGTGGTTCTCACGGATGGTGGTGGGTGTGGAGCGGCGGCGGAGCCAGGCGTCCGAGCCGACCACAAGCTGCCGGCCGTCGGAGAACCGGCGCCAGTTCACGGGGTCGGCGATGTCGCTGCCGAGCACGTCCCAGGAGTTGGTGCGGTCCTCGCCCTTCGGGGACCTGCGCACGGCGGTGCGGACCAGGTCGCCGTCACCCGGGTCGACGTCGTACCGAACCCCACCCTCGACGGCGAGGCGCTTGACGATGTCGGAGCGGGTCGAGGTGTTCTTCGGGATGGCGAGGTGGCTGGTGACCATGCGGAGCTGCGCGGCGACGGCGTCCTCGTAGGTGAGGGTGATCCGCCCGGCGGTCCGCTTCGCCGCGACGAGCTGGTAGCGAGCCGTCACCCCGGCCGGGCTGGTGTACCGGGCCCAGGACAGCTCGGAGAGGAACCCGGAGGTGAGGAGCTTCTGCTGGGGGTCGGCGGCGACGATGGTGATCGTGCCTGCGCCGTCCATGGTGTCCTGGATCTTCGGCGGGTCGGTGATGGCGTCGGTCAGCAGGAGCGGAGTCTTGCGGTCCGCGGTCACGAAGGTGAGCCCGGACAGCACGCTGGTGGTCATCAGCCGTTCCTGCGGCGACGGGCCGCGGCGGCGGGGCTGCCGACGACCGTGACGGTGATGTACTCCTGCAGCGTGACCGTGACGTCCTGCTGGACGCGGCGGCCGCGGTCGTTGCGGATGGGGCCCTCCCAGGCGAGGTCGGTGATGACCCACTTCCGCCCGGCGCCCTCGACCGGGCCGCTGATCCGCAGGATGGGCGGTTCGCCGGTGGAGTCGGTGGGGAGTGCCCACTGCTCGAGCAGGCGGGCGGACGGCTCGATGGACGTGGGGCGCCGCATCTGGCCGGTGAGTCCGTCGAGGAGGACAGGGATCGTCTGCACCAGCGGCGGGACCGAGTCGAACTCGACGGTGGTGCGCCGCTTCGGCCGGGTCAGGTCGACCCATCCGCCCGCCCCGCCGGAGACCACCGCGGGGCCGGACATCAGGAACCAGGACCCGGGCTGGGCCGGGCTGATGGGCTTGATCCACACCCGGGCTGTGGCGGTCATGCGCGGGCCAGCTGGGTGTTGACGTCGTCGATGACGGCGCGGGCGATCTCGCGGGAGTCGATGAACAGGGGGATCTCCAGCGGCTGGGCGGGCGGGGTGGCGATGCGCGTGCCGTCGTCCTCGCTGCGGGGCATCGACTTCGCGGTCTGCTCGGTCGAGGGGGAGCCGGCAGTGATGGCCTTGAGGCCGGCGTCCACGCTCGGGTAGACGTGCCCGCTGGTGGAGGGAACGAACAGCTCGGGGACACCGCCGTCGCCCACGATGTAGCTCTTCCCGGTCGTGACATCCCCGCCGAGGCGAAGCATCGGGATGTCGGGGGTGGAGAGCGTGAACCCGCCGACCTGGCCGACGCCGGGGATGTGGGTGTCGATAGAGGGGATCGAGAACGACAGGGCGTTCCACTTCTCGATGATCCAGTTGATGGCGGACTTGAAGGCGTCCTTGATGCCGTTGAACATCCCGCCCGCCACCCGGGCGACGCGGGCCGGCATGGTCGCGTAGAACGTGACGAGGGCGAGGAACTTGTCCACGATCCAGTCCTTCACCGCCGCGGCGCCGGACTTGATCTTGTCCCAGTTCTTCGCGATGACGAGCACGGCGATGCCGATGGGCCCGACGAGGACGGCCAGGAGCGTCTTCCAGTTGTCCTTGATCCAGCCCCACACGGTCTTCACCACGGCGAGCACGGCGCCGAAGGCCCCGTTGACGATGTTCCTGAACGTCTCGGACTTCTTGTAGGCCAGGACCAGCCCGCCGATGAGGAGCGCGACGCCGGCGATGACGAGGCCGATGGGGTTCGCGGTGAGTGCGGCGTTGAGGAGCCACTGGCCGGCGGCGGCGACCTTCGTCGCGGCGGCGGCCGCGAGCGCGGCGACCTTCCCGGCGATCATCCCGGCCACGCTGGCCTTCCCGGCGGCGGTCTGAGCGACGGTGGCGCCGGTGGTAGCCGCCAGCTGACCGGCGAGCCGGGTGTTCGACCGGGCGAGCGCCAGGTTCGCAGCGACCTGCGCGACGGTGATGGGGACCTCGGCCAGCTTCACGGCGTTCGCGAGCGCCTGGGCGGTCTTGTAGGCCGCGAACGCGGCGACCAGGACCGGGAGGTACTTGGCGAGGGTGTCGACGTGGTCGGCTGCGAACCCGACGGCCACGGCGAACACCGACACGGTGTCCGAGGCGGTCTTTGCGGTCCCGTCACCGAGCGCGCTCCAGTCGACCCGCCCGAGCGCGTCGCCGAGCTGCCCGAGGGAAGCGCCGAGGTCGGAGGCGCCCTGGCTGGAGGGCCAGTGGAACCCGTCGAAGTTGACGGCGAGGTTGCGGGCCCAGGTGGCGACGGTCTTGAGCGGCCCCGACATCTGGTCGAGCGCCGCGTCGATGCCGCCCGTCTTGTAGGCGTCGAAGAGCCGCTGCCCCTCGTCGGCGGCCGCGGCCACCCACTGCTTGAGGGGCTTGATGCCCTTCTGCACGAGCTTCGCGGCCTCGCCGGTGAGGTCGGTGAGGAGCGGCACAGCGGGCTTGAACGCCCGGGCGAGGCCCATGGTGACGGTGTCGGACAGGGTCGACCACATGCCGGCCAGGGACTGGGACTGCTTGTCCATGAGGCCGTTGAACCGCTCGAGCCCCTGCCCGGTCTCCAGGGCGTGCATCATCGCGTCCAGGGCCTTCTTGCCGAGCTTCCCGGCCGATGCGAGCTGCACGACCTCGCCCTTGGTCTTCCCGAGCGCCGCGGCGAGGAGGTCGTAGACGGGGACGCCGGCGTCGCGGAGCTGGTTGAGGTCCTCGCCGGAGATCTTCTGCGCGGCGGTCATCTGCTGCAGTGCGACGGTGGCGCGCTGGATGCCCTCGGAGCCTGTGCCCATGCCCGCGGTGACGTTGCCGAGGGTCGTCATGATCGGGATGACCTTGTCGGTCTCGATCCCGACCGAGACCAGACTGCTCGCGGCGGTCTGCAGGTCGGTGAACTCGAACGGGGTCCGGGCGGCGAACTTCGCCAGGGACCGGAGGAAGGTCGACGCCTTCTTCGCGGACCCGAGCATGGTGGTGAACCCGATCTTGGCCTGCTGCATCGAGGAGGCCGTCTTGATCCCGATGGTCGCGGCGGCCGCGGCGACGCCGACGAGCGCGGTCGTCCCGGCTGCTGCGCCGAGGACCAGGCCCCGGGCGAGGGTGCCGGCCAGCGACGCCGCGCCCCGGCTGATGGCGGCGAACCCGCGGGAGATCTTCCCGTCGGAGGCCCGCTCGAGCGACGCGGCAGCGTCGTCGCCGGAGTCGGAGACCTCATCGAGACCCTTGCGGACCCCGGTGAGCGCGGAGGCCGCCTCCCGGCGCCCGTAGAGGGTGAACTTGAGCCCGATCTCCTCGGTGGCCATGGCACCTCCTCACGGGTCTCGTCAGCCTGCAGATCTGGCCGCCCAGCGGGCGATGGCGTGGACCGCGCGCTGCAGGGTCTTGGCCAGCGGCGGGACGACGCGGATGGCGGTCTCGTGTCCGGTGCGTGCTGCCGTGTAGTCGGCGAGCCGGGCGCTCTGCTCGACGTGGATCTCGTGGGCCTTCTGGACCACGGCCGAGGCGACGCGGAAGTCGTCGGCGGGTAGCGCGAGGAACTCGAGGGGGTTGCCCCACCCGAGGAAGAGAGCGACCGCGGCCGCTTCGACGGCCGGGTCGCCGCTCAGTTTCCCCTCTCGCGCTCCTCGAGGTCCTCGAGGCTGTACCCGGACCGCTCGGACACCTTGGCACCCATGGCGATGATGTCGCCGTCACGGAGCAGGAGCTCACGGATCACGTCGCCCGCGGTGGACTTCTCGGGCATCTGCAGGGTCTCGACGAGGTCGAGGAGCGGGATGATCTCCTCGGGGTCGGAGTCATCGAAGACACCGACGGCGGCGTCGGCGAGGACGGCGGCGTTGATGCTGACGTCCTTGTCGAGCGCCTTCGTCTTCCCCAGCCGCTTGCTGTGGCCGGTGATCTGCTCGTGCGTGACGGCCCGGAACCGCATGTAGAGCGGCGGGTCGTACAGCGGGACGGGCAGGTCGAAGGTGAGCTCGGCACGGGCGGCCTCGCGGCGGGCGCGGAGCCCAGCCAGGGGGCTGGAGTCCGCGGCCGGGATGCTCGGGACGCTGGGGGTGGTGCCGCTGGTGTTGGTCATGGTCAGCCGACCTCGGTGCAGACCATGACGAGCTCGAGGGTCTTGCCGTCGTTGGACTCGGCGTCGTAGTCGCCGCCGTTCACGGACTGCAGGACCCCGGTCCAGGTCTTGGGCTTGCCGGAGGCGGTCATGTCGTCGCCCAGGGGCTGCTCGGAGACCACCATCTTGGCGCCGATCTTGTTGCGGGCCTTCCGCTCGACGGCGTTGTCGCGGTCGTCCTCCCACTCGCGGGAGACCGTGACGTCGCCGATGTCGGTGAGGCCGTGCCGGGCCTTCTGCTTCAGGGCGCCGCCGGGGCGGTACTTGCTGATCTCGGCGGCGGACTCGCCACCGGTGCGGGTGGAGAACCGGCCGAGGGGGTCGCCGTCGACGTGGACGGTCACGATGCTCTGGTGCTGCGCGGACATGGGGCTGCTCCTCTGTGTCGGGTGGCCGGGCTCAGGCGACGGACGTGACGTTCGAGGTCACGACGTTGATGACGACCCGCTCGGTGGCGGCGGACAGGGAGACCTCGACGGCCGCGACGAGCTGGCCGGCGGCGATGGTCTCCTCGGTGTTGAGGTCGGCGACCACGACGTCGTAGGCGTCCTCGGCGGTGGCGCCGTACAGCGCGCCGTCGGCCCACAGGGGCGCGAGGTAGCCGCGGAGGGCGCCCTCGACCTCGGCGAACAGGCCGCCCTGGCCGTCGATCTGCCGGAACAGGTACGGCGCGACGACGGAGGAGACCCCGTCGGCGAGCTGCATGGCCATGCGGCCCCAGTTGAGCTGGGTGAAGCGGGTGTCGTCGGACAGCGACCGCCAGCCGTAGAGCATCGTCACGCCGCCGATGCGGCGGAACACGGAGACTCCGGCGTCGTGGAGGTCGTCGAGCTCGGCGTCGGTGTAGGTGACGGTGATGGCGGAGGAGGTGGACACGACGCCGGCGTCGCGGCCCTGGTCGCCGGCGGGCATGTGGTTGGCGTGGCCGAGCGCGGCGTCGCCGCGGGCGGCGAGGCCGGCGGCGAACACGCTGCCGGGGACGTCCCGGGTGGTGCCGCCGGACACGGGGACGGTGACCCAGGGAGCGATGATCGTGGCGCGCTCGGCCCCGTCGGAGGCGGCGAGCGCGGCGGCGTCGGTGGCGAGGGTGGCGGCGTCGGCGTCAGAGGCGGCGTCGAGGAGGACGGTGCGGCCGGAGGAGTCGGCGTGGGCGAGGAGTGCCGACCAGGCTGCGTCGGTGGAGACGCCGGGGATGATGACCTGCCCGACGCCGAACTCGGCGGTGAGCGTGGCCAGGCCGGCTGCCCACTCGGCCTGGGTGACCGCGTCGGGGTCGGCGGCGGCCGCGCGGACGGCGATGACCTCCGGCGCGCCGGTGGTGAGGGCGTCGGCGATCCACTGGGCCTGGGCGTCGGGGACACCGGCGGTGGTTGCGGAGGACTGGGTGAGGTACGCGGCCGGGGTGGTCGGGCCGGCGGCGCCGGCGTAGACCATGAACAGCGAGCCGGTCGGGGTCGGGGTACCGCGGCGGGCCAGGGCCGGCGTCACGGTGACGGTGGTCTGCGGACGGGACATGGGGCTCTCCTTGGTGGGTGGACGCCTGGGCTGGCTCAGCGGACGCGGACGGCGACGCTGGTGCTGGTGGTGGTGACGGTGGGCAGCGGGTCGGCGGTGAGGTCGGTGGCGTCGACGGCGTCGCTGACCTGGATGTTGAGCGCGACGGTGGCGCCGCCGATGGTTCGGGCCTCGCCGGCGGCGGTGCGCAGGAGGTAGGACTCGTCTGCCCAGGTGACGCTGCGGGCGACGCCGCCGAGGGTGGGGTCGTGAAGGGCTGCCGCGCGGACGAGCGCGGCCCACTTCCGGACCCGGGCCGCGGTGGCGGTGTAGTCGCCGCCGCGGTCGTAGACGGCGAGGAACACTCGCCAGGTGGCCCGCCAGCCGTCGACGGTGCGGGTCGGGGGCTCGAGGAGGCCGGGGCAGGCGCTCGCGCCGGCGGGCCAGGCCGCGATCTTGCCCAGGGCGTCGGCCGTGGGCACCTGCTTGAAGTCGCGCGGCGGCTTCCACTGGGAGGCGTTGAGCCCGGCGGCGGTGATAACGGCGGGGAGGTGCTCCAGCACCGAGGCGGCGACGGCGGTGCACACCTGGTCGGCGTCGATCAGCTTCAACGGCATGGTCCCCGGGTCTCCGTCCTGACTGGGTCAGAGCAGTTGGCCGCTGACGATCGCGTCGAGCAGGTCGCTGCCCCAGGTGGTGAGGGTGAACGGCGTCGGGGCCGGGATCGGGTCGCGGCGTGGAGCGCCCCGGGCGCCTGCTGCGAGGTACCGGGCGGGGTCGGGCGGATCGAGCTCGAGGCTCTCGCCGTGTCGCGTGTAGGCCCGGGAGGACGGGTCGGTGAGCGCGTCTAGGAGCCCCCCGGTGTCGACCAGGACCCGGGAGGAGCCCTTCTCGCGGGTGGTGTCCGGGTCGAGGTTCGGCCAGGCTCCGAACCCGCGGGTCGCGAACACCTGGGCCTCGTGGTCGGTGAGCTTGTCGAGGAGGAACCCGAGCAGCGGGTCGGCGGAGTCGAGGCGCCCGATGATGCCGTCGAGGAGCCCGGCGGCGGCCGAGGTGTCAACCTCGAGCGGGGAGGAGTAGGCCATGGGTCACCTCCCGGTTCTCAGGGGCGGGTGGTTACCAGCAGCGGCGTTCGGCTGGGTCGGGGTACCGCGGCGCGGCCGGGAACGACCCGACCGGGGACAGGCCGCCGCGTAGGGCCCCGTCGCTGGTGGCACCGCTGGCGCGGAGCTGCGCGAGGAGCGCGAGATAGGCGTCGCGGTACTCGCTGCTGTTGTCGTCGCCGGTCTGCTGCTCGGGGAAGATGCTCCGCTCGAGCTGGGCGGCCACTCCCATGGCGATGGCCCGGAGCGCGAACTTCCGCACGGGGGCCTGGGGGTCGGACCCGACGATGGCCTCGACCTCGGTGGCGATCCCGTCCAGGGCCCGGAGGTAGTGGGCGTGGGCGGGGTCGGCGGTGTCGAAGACGGGGAGGTCCTCGCGCGCCACGAACAGCGCCGTGACGGCGCCGAGGTCGACCTCGGAGGCGAGGGGGGAGAGGTCGAGTGGGGTGTCGCCGTACTCGGCGACGGCAGCCTCGGCGTCCTCGTAGGTGGGCTCGGTCACTGCTCGCCGTCCTGGTCTTCGGGCCGGGTGTCGGGCTGGTCCTCGGCCTCGGGCTTCCGTGCCCGGGGCTTCCGGGCCTTCGGGGCGTCGACGAGCACCCCGCGCGCGGCGAGCTTCTCGACGTGCCCGGGGTCGGCGGAGGAGGGGACCGCCGCGCCAGCGGCAAGCGCGACGGTCCCCCCGTCGGTGAGCCGCACGACTGCGCGGCGTGCGGCTACGACGCGCATCAGGACTCGTCGTCCTCGGTGTCGCCGTCGGTGTCGTCCCCGCTGTCAGCGGCGTCGATGATGGCCTGCAGCTTCTTGACGAGGGTGGCGCGGTTCTCGCCCACCACCTCGGCGTCCAGGGCCGCGGTGGCCGCGGCCGGGTCGTCCCCGACCTCGGACAGGATGGCCTTCACGGTGCCGGGCGCCGGCTGGGCCGGGGTCTCCGGCTCAGCCGCGGCGCCCTGCTTCTCGACGTAGCCGTTCTCGATGAGCACGGCGAGCGCGGTCTCCGTGATGTTCGAGGGGACCGTCCGGCCGCGCGACACCTGGACACCGGCGCCGCCCGCGGTCGTGGCGACCTGGACGAGCGGCGCCGTCACGACGTACCCCATCAGGAGTGCGCCCCCGTGATCCAGATGCCGGCGGCCGGGTCGGTGACGAACGGGACGGCGACCTTGCGGGCCTGGATGTGCCAGCCGTCGCGCTTGTCCTCGCGGATGACCTTGACCTCGGCGTCGAGCGGGTCGGTGCCCATCTTCGTGTAGCCGCCGCCCAGGTTCTCGGTCGCGATGCCGCCGAGCATGGTGGAGTCGGCCACGAACACCTTGGTGCCGGAGCCGAAGGAGGCGCTGGCGCGGAGGTAGGTCATGCCGTCGGCGGCCGAGAACACGATGCCGGTGGCGTTGGCGACGAGCGCCTCGGCCGACTGCAGCGCGCCGATGCGGACCAGCTGCTCGACGACGTAGGCGAAGATCAGCGGCCGGCAGGCGACGACGTCGGGGTTGTAGGCCACGCCGATGGCGTCGCCGGCCTCCTCGATCTTCGCTCGGGCGACCTGGATGTCGCGGAACCCGTTGCCGGAGGCGTTGTCGAACGTGGCCGTGGCCGCGGTCGTGGCGGTCACCGAGGAGGTGACGGCCGTGGTGACCGTGGTGTCGAAGAGCTTGGCCACGGAGTTGGTCAGCTTCTTCGTCTTCTTGCTGAGCTCGTCGAAGCGGCCGCGGGAGGCGAGCTCGTCCGAGAACTCGGTGGCCAGACCGTTCTTCACGGTCTCGGCGACCGACGGGGTGCCGTTGCTGGTCGTGACCAGCGGGTAGTCCCCGAGCTGGGCGACGACGCCGGGGTCCTGGTCGGCGAAGAGGGAGTCGAGGCCCTCGAACAGCAGACTGCCGGACCCGGTGACGTCGACGCGGCCCTTGAGCAGGTCGCCGCCGATGGGGCGGGTCTTGGTGAGGTCCGCGGCCAGGCGGGCGAAGTAGACCGGGTTGTTCAGGTAGACGTCGAGGCTCAGCGTGGTGCCGCTGAGGGTCGGCGCTGCGGGGGAACTGGTGGCCATGGTCAGGCCCTCACTTTCCGAGGATCTCGGCGACGTTCGTCGCGGTGGCGGTGGTCAGGGCGATGCCGAGGATGGCGGCGTCGGCGTCGGTGCCCGACGTGGCGGTCACGACGTTCCCGGAGGCGTCGGACTTCACGAGCTGGCCGGCGGTGACGCCGCCGGTGCCGGCGGTGAGGTAGTGGACCTGGCCCGGGAGCGGGAAGTAGGTGACGGGGTCGCCCACGGCAGCGTCGGTGGCGGCGACGCCGATGACGGTGAGCGACGCGGCCGCGGAGACCGTGCCATCGTGCTCGATGAGCTTGCCTCCGGTGACGCCGCCGGAGCCGGCCAGGATGGTCGGCTTGGCGCCGACGAAGAACTTGGGCAGGTAGTCGGCCATCGTCAGGCCCCCTTCTCGGTCTTGGTCGTGATGCCCTGCTGCTTGAGGAAGGCCACGTGGGCGGCCTCGAACGTGGCGGTGTCGTCGGCGGCCTCGGGCTGGCCGCCGTGGCCGGCCTCGGTGGTGTTGACGACGAGGCCGGGCTCGAGGGAGGCCAGGATCTGGCGGGTGCCCTCGGGGTCGGCGTCGTAGGCCGTGGACCAGTGGTCGCGGCGGGCCGGGGTGATGCGGCCGTCGGCGACGGCGGCCGCGATGGTGCGGTCGCGCTCCTGGGCGGCGAGGGTGGCCTGGGCCTCGCGGCCGGCGGCGGCGCCGGCGCGGAGCTCGGCGAGGACGTCGCGCTCGACGAGCTGCATGCCCTCGGGCGTCGTCGAGGTGTTCTGGGTAGAGGTCCGCTCTCGCAGGGCCGTCAGCACGGCGTCCGCGTCAGCGTCCGCGCTCAGGTTGAGCGCCCCTCGGATCTCGGTGATCTGCTCGTCGGTGAACACGGCAGTCCCTTCCTGATGGGTGGTGGACCCGTCCGCGGACGCGGCCGGGGGAGTGTGGTCCTGCGCCGCCTGGGCGCGCAGGAAGTCGCGGGCGTGGGCCGCGATGCCGGGGGCGACCCGGGGGGCCGGGGCTGCGGTGCGCCCGGCGTGGGCGAAGTGGGAGAGGTCGAAGAGCGCGGCAGGGTCGGTGAGCGGGTCCTCGGCGTCGTCGTGCTCGTCGTTGCCGGCGGTAGCGACCTGGCCGGTGTCGGGGATGACAGCGACGCTCTGCGCGAGGCCGGCGGTGACGGCCTCGTCGGCGGTGTACCAGGTCTCCTCGACCATGACGGCCCGCCAGTCTGCGGCGGTGCCGCCGGCGGCGTCGGCGTAGAGGCTGGCCATGGACTCGGCGATCTTGTCGAGGATGCCGGCTTCCTTGCGCATCTCGTCGGCGTTGCAGCCCCAGGCCGAGGACCACGGGTCGTGGATCATCATCGTGGTCCCGGGTGCCATGACGGTCTCGTCGCAGCCGGCGGCGATGAACGATGCCGCGGATGCGGCGAGGCCGTCGACGACGGCGGTGACGCGGGCGCGGTGCGCGCGGAGCAGGTTGAGGATCGCGAGGCCCTCGAAGCACTCCCCGCCGGGGCTGTTGACGCGCACGGTGATGTCGGTGACGGACTCGTCGAGGGCGTCGAGGGCCTCGGCGACCTCCTTGGCGGAGACACCCCAGAACCCGCCCCAGGAGTCGATGGGCCCGTAGATGCGGAGCGTGGCCCGCGTGGGCTCCTCGGTGGCCTTGCGGACCACGACGGAGCAGAGCCGCTCGGCGTCGGCCGGGGGCTTCTGGTGGCCCCAGAATCGGTAGGTCGGCGCTCCTGCGGCCGGGGCGGCGGGCAGCTGGATGGGGGTGCGGGTGCTCACGCGGTGCCTCCCTGGGTCGCGGGCGTGGATCGGAGGAACTTCACGAGGTCGGCGTCGCTGCTCAGGCCGGCGGCCTCGCGGACGCGGTCGAGCTCGCTGGCGCGCGACCCGATCTCGTCGAACACGAGCCGGGGCGCGGGGACCGTGGCGCCGAAGTTGATGTCGACGAGGTCCTCGATGATGTGCGCGTTGGCGGTGTCGCGGACCTCTTCGGCGATGGCCTGGAGCGAGAGGGTGAAGAAGTCGGCGAACGTCGACCCCAGCGCCCAGGACCCGGTCTGGGTGCCGAGGTTGAGGAAGTGGGCGAGCACGGCGCGTGCGATCTGCTCGTCCTGGTAGCGGACGAACGAGTCGATGTCCGGCAGGCTGCCGGAGACCCCGACGAGGTCGAACTGGGCGCCGTGGGGCAGCGCGGCGCCAGAGTTGTCGCCCGAGCGGGCCCCCGCGGCGATCTCCTGGCCGGCGTCGAGGTTCGTCTCTTCCTCGGCCGCGGTGTAGATGGGCAGCCCCATGCCCTGCCGGTCGATGGACTGCGACCAGGTGCGCAGGGCACGGTCCTTGAGGAGCCAGTTCTTGTAGGCCGAGCGGAGCAGGGACTGGCCGAGCCAGTTTCCGCCCTCGCGGTCGAGGACATAGGCCACGAGCCTGGAGACGGGGATGGTGACTCCGTCGCTCGAGCCGTTGTAGGTCAGGGCGAGGCCGCCCAGCGCGTTGGTGCCGGACTGGGTGATCGAGACCAGCCCGCCGTCGCGAGCCACGGTCACGTTCGCGATGGTCGCGGGGTGCCGCTCGCCGAGCTTGCGGAGCATGAACAGCCCCGTCGCCTCGTCGAGTCGGTAGACCTGCTCGAAGTACATGTGCCCGAACGGCAGCATGAGCAGCGCCAGGCGCAGGTGATCGTCCCAGGAGAACCGGTCGCGTCCGCGCAGCGAGGCGTCAAGAGGCTCGTCGGTGGGCGCGTCCTGGATCGGGAGGCCGAGGTTGCGGGCCACGAACTCGGTGACCTCGGGAGCGCATCCGCTCCCGTCGATGCTCCAGCGGGTCCGGATGATCGGCGAGGTGACGGCGCGGAGCACCGAGGCGACCTGCGCGTCCTGCTTCCGCATCCGGTCGAAGACGTTGATCGACAGGGGCCACCGCAGCTCGGGGGTGGTCTCGTTCGTCAGGTCGGTCCACCAGACGTTGCTGCTGGCGGCCCGCGCGTAGCCGCGCTCGCGGACGGGACGGGCGGTCGGGGTCTCGGCCATGCGGAGGTTCCCCCTTCCCGGGTGCGGCTAGAAGCCGGTCGTGGCGATGTTCGGGGCGTGTCCCCGGCCGGCGGCGGGCGACGATCCGACGCGGCGCGGGGCCGGAGCGGGTGGCTTCTTGAGCGCCAGACGGAACGCGGCGCCGGACCCTGCGACGACGGGGCCGATCGAGATGGTCTTGTCGCGGCGGTCCCACACCTCGGCTTCGCCGCGGGCGGTGAACTTCGTGGTGGCGTTCTCGACGGCCTTGTCGAACTCGGGTTGTCCAACGTGCATGATCCGGCCCTTCGAGACGCCCTCGATGAACGCAGCGGTGGCCTGGCCGACCTGGACGCTGGTCAGGGGCTCCCAGGGGATGCCTGCCTTGACGAGGTCGGGGATCAGTGCGCCTGCCTGGCTGTTCGGCACGAGCGCCACGGGGCTCTTGATCTTCCGCTTCGCGTGGAGCTTCCCGAGCGCCTCGACGGTCCTGTCGGTCCCGGGGATGGTGGTGGTGATGACTAGGGTCCGGGACCCAATGGTGGAGGCCGCGCCGATGGTCGACGACCGGCGGTCGGGGGAGACATCGAGCATCAGCTCGACTCGGCCGGACGGAGAAGGGGCGGAGGGGTTGAGGCAGCCACCCTCAGTGACAGGCGCTGTCCACTTCTGGAAGTCGAGGACCCCTGGGGTTGCGGTGGCGGCGGGGTCTTCCCACCAGACCATGAACTCGCGGGCGAACTCGAGAGGGGGCATGGCCTGCCTCATGTTCCTGATCGTCTCGGGGAACACCCGCAGTCCCCACGCAGGCATGATCCGTGCCCACCGCTCTTCGTCATCGAGTGCGCAGCCGACGGCGTCGAGGGCGTGCTCGCAGTCGCGTGCCTTGCATCCGTCCCACGGGTCGGTGTCGCCCCATTCGGCGTAGAACTGGCGAGGGGAGAGGCCCTTCCGGCCGCGCGTTCGGTGCTCGCGGAGTACGTCGGAGTAGAGCTTGCCGGCGGATGAGGCCACGATGACCTGGGCGTCGGGGATCGTGGTGAGGATGGGGTACAGCGACCCCACCTGCGCGGGCACTAGGGAGAACCCCTCGTCCAGGACGAGCTTGTCCGCGGTGAGCGCGCGGCCGGAGTCCTTGCCGCGGGCCTTGTACTTGAGGCGAGAACCGTTGAGTAGGTGGATCTCCCACGACCCGTTGCCGGTGTAGATGCCGGGGGTCTCCCGGTCGCCCTTCGCCGGGTTCAGCTCCTTGCGGAGCAGCGGGGTGTCGAGCAGCCGCTCGCGGAGGTCGATGAACGCCTCTTCGGCGGCGTCGAGCTCGTGCGCGGTGTGGAGGATGAACGGCTCTTCGGTGACGTAGAGCCACCCGAGCTCCATCATGATGATCGAGCTGGTCTTGATGTTCTGCCGCGGCCCGATGAGGTCGACCTCGAACGCGGCGGGCTTGCCGTTCGCGTCGACCCCGAAGGTCTGGTCGAGGATCCATTGCTGGTTCTCGTCGGGGATCAGGCCGGACTCGGCCGCGACGTCGGCGACCTCGGGGCCGAGGGTGTAGAGGTACTCGACCTCGTGCGACCAGGCCGCGGGGTTCCTACGCTTCGCTCGCTTCGGCTGCCGCCCGGCGCTTCTCGTCACGGCGCCTCCTGGCAGATGCGAGCTGGTCCTCCTGCTTCGCGGCGCCGGCGGAGAGTCGCACCATGACCCGGTCGAGCTCGCGGGAGACCGCGGCGATGGCGGACCCGGTGTCCTTGCTCGAGGTGAGGCGCTCGGCGAGCTGGAGGGCCTGCGCGCCGAGGACGGTGTTGGTCTTACCCATCGAGGCGAGCTCGGTGGCGACGATCTCAACGACGCCGAGGCGGTCGGGCCGGATGGCGGCTGCCTGCTCAGCGGGAGCTGCCCTGCGCGACTGCTGCCGGCACCGAGCGCCGCAGAACTTGGCCGTGGAGCGCTTGCCCTCGAACTTCTCGCCGCACTGGGCGCACGTAACGACCACGGCGCGGCTCCTTAGCGTGACGTGGGGCCCTCGGGGAGAGAGGAAGGGAGAGCCCGCTGCCCTCCGCGCCCACGAGGCTGGATTTTTCGGGCCGGATCAGTCGAAGAAGCTGAGCGCTGCGGGCCTCTGGCGCCGCTTCTGGCGGCCTCTGGGGCGGCTGGGCGAGCCGTTCCCGCGGTGCTCGTTGCACGGCCGGCACGCGCCGTGCAGGTTGCCGCGATCCATGCCCAGGTCGGGCCGTCGTGACCAGGGGATGACGTGGTCAGCCGTCGTGCTGGCCACGGTGCACACGCCCGGGTAGCGCAGCCAACAGACCGGCTCCTCCCGGACGACGAGTGCGACGAGCGCGCGCCAGGCGCGCGTGTTGCGCGGGTCCTGCCAGGAGCGGCCGGCGTAGGTGATCGAGCGACGTGCCACCGAAGCACCCCCCTGCATCGAGCGGCGGGGTGACGGGTGACGGCCGGGCGGGGGAGACCAATCCCGACCGCCACCCGCGCCTGTTCGCACGCCGCGAGGGGCCCTTCCCCGGGACCGGTGCGACGTGCGTCGGAGACACCCCTATCTCCTCTCGTGCGGCGGGGAACGAGGGACCCACCAACACGAAACCGGATGGTCTGGGCATGCAGTCGCCCACCATCCGGCGGCACAACGATGCCACAGCAGGCTGGATGGCCGCCAGCGACACGCGGCCGGTGCCCGGTCACTGAGCCGCGGGCAGGTCGTCGTCGAGCCCTGCGGCTGCTGCCTCAGCAGCTGCAGCGTCGCGCCGGCGGCGGCAGGTGAGCTCGTCGTCCTGCGGCAGCGGTGCGGGGGCTGGCTTGCTGCGGCTGTCGCGCTTCCACCACCCGTTCTGGCCGTACCGCTCGAGCATGAGGGACCGGATCAGGTCGTCCATCGTCGTCCTCCTCGGTCCCGGGGCCCGCCCTGCCGGTAGGACAGCAGGAGCAGCACGAGGATGCCGATGGTGAGCAGGATGCCGAGGCCGGCCATCACCACCACCTCATCCCGCGGCGCCAGGCCCAGCGCATGACCGCGATGCCGGCTGCGGCGATGAGCAGCGCGGCGCCGTCGAGCGCCCGGGCGCCGAGGTGTGCCGGCGCGTTCACGGGGTCTCCTCCGAGCCGCTCAGTCCGGGCCGATCGCTCGACTCCCACTCGGCCCATGTGACCGTCCGCTGGACCAGCGTGACGGCGTGGCCGTTCACGCTCGTGGTCGTGGGCCGCTCGTACCGCCGCCGCAGTACGTCACCGTTGTCGAAGTGGGGCTCGTCGCAGCCCTGCAAAGCGCAGTCGATGCGCAGGCCATACTCCACGCGGACCTCAGTCACGGTCGGCCTCTTGACCGGGCCGACGGTGCGACGCTGGGAACTCCACACCGAGCGCCACGGACGGCGCGATGGGATCGGGACAGGACAGCGAGCCGCAGGTGAGGTAGCCGCCCTGACCGACGAACATCGAGCTCATGCCGCAGGCTGGGCAGGAGCCAGCGACCCACGGGCCGAATCTGGTCATCGGCAGAGCCTCAGTCTCGGGCGTCGGGTCAGGCATCCGAGCCACCTCCCAGCGCGGCGCGGACCTGGCCGAAGCCGCCGTGCCTGCAGTTGTGCCACTCGCCGCACTCGTAGCAGTCCTTGGTCGAGCATCCGCAGTCGTCCAGGGCCCGGCACTCCCTCCGAGCGCGTGCGTCCTCCTCGCACAGCGCCTCCACCCGCGCCACCGTCGCCCGCAGCCGCTCCAGCTCGTCCGTGCTGCTGGTCGCTGGCTCCCAGTCGCAGCCGTCAACCAACCAGACGGGCCGGATCGGGGTCTCTGCGATGGTGAAGTAGCGGTTCCCCCCGAACTCCTCAGGGCAGCCGCTGTCGTTGATGAACAGGCAGACGTTGCAGTCGTCCTGGGGGACGACCTGGTGCCACTGCGGCTCGGTCTCGGTTCCGCCAACGATTCGGTGCCAGATCGTGCCGTCGTCGCGTCGCCTGATCTCGCCCCACTCCTCGCACTCGCAGGTCGTGCTCGTGAGTCGGCAGTCGGCACCGGGCTCCGCATGACAGATCGCCGTCGCGGTGACGTCGCCGGCGTCGTAGTCCCACCTGATGCTGTGGGTGGTCGCAGTGTCGATGTCCAGGTCAGCCACGGTCCTGCTCCTCTCGCTCGATGTGGTCCGCGATGTACCGCAGGCGCGTCACGGCAATGGCGCGCTGCAGCGGGGTGAGGTGGGCAAGCGGCGGGGGTGCGTCGTCACGGAACTCGGTCGCCGAGCCATCACCGGGCAGCAGTACGACGGCCTGCCGCGTCTTGGGGAGGACGAAGGGGAAGGCGTTCTCGGGGTCGTAGAACAGCACCTCGAGGCCGCGCTCGTTGACTGCCTCGATCAGCGCCACCAGCGGGTCGGGGGTCTCGGTCTCGCTCATCAGTCCTCCACCTGCTCGGGCTCGATGCCGTCGATGTCGGCGTGGATGGCCGCGCCGTTGAGGGTGACGGCGCAGTCGCCGAGGCGGGCCTGCGCGAGGTCAAAGGCCAGGTCGCGGGCCGCTTCCTCGGCGGCAAACTCGTCGCCGTCGTAGTCGGCCAGGTCGATCTCCACCTCGGCGGTGACGTCGGCGTGCACGGTCCAGCGGTAGTTGAATGTGCTCACGGGGTGCCCTCCTCGGGCTCGGTGGTGGTGGGTGCCGGCCAGAGCCGGGTGCGGTCCTTGCCGACGACGGGGCGCCATCCGAGGTCGATGACCTGGCGGATGACGCGGGTGGCGTCCTCGGGGGCGACGGCGACGTGGCCGAGGTGCGCCCATAGGTCCGCCGTGGTGACCTCGGGGATGCCCTGGGCGCGGCCGAGGGCCTGGGCCTCGTCGATGGCGCGGACGCGGCGGGCGCACGCCTCGTGGTGGTGCTCGGAGACGTCGCGGGACGGGCAGGTGGCGCAGTCGCGCCGGGCCGCGGTCGCCTCGGTCCACGCGCTCACCGGCCGGCCTCCTCGTCGGAGTCGGGACGGACAGCGCGGTTCTCGTCAGCCCGGTTGCTCATCGCAGTGCCTCGCGCTTGAGGTTCTCGATCACCATGAACGCCCGGACCTCAACGATGTCTATCCAGTCACGCTCGGCCGTCCGATCGATCACCGCGGCCGACTCCCAGATCGCGACCATGTCGCGGACGAGTTCGCGCAGCTCGCGGATCTCGCGGTCCTTGAAGGCGAAAATCGAGTTTGTCGTCGCCTCGGCCTGGCGTGCGTTCGCCGCCATCAGTGAGCCCATCAGCTCCAGGCCAGCGCGCACGTCCAGCGGAATCTCGCTCATCGAGTCTCCTCGCGGGTCTGGTCGTTCGTGGACGACGGCTCGGGACGGACGGAGGTGTTCCGTGCGGCGGCCATCCGGGTCCGGTACGCGTCCCCGTTCGGGCCGAGGAAGTGCGCCCAGACCTCAGCCAGGTACTCCTCGGTGCACTCGACGCCGTCGTCGCTGGAGTCGCCGCCGTAGAAGACCTTCTCGCCAGGGAACGCGGCCTGGAGCACGCGGATGGCGCCGTAGATCCTGGGCCAGTTGCCGCGCTCGTAGCAGGGGCCGTAGTACCTGCTCAGAGTGTTGACCTCGACCCTCGGGCGACCCGAAGACAGGTCATCGACCGTGAGTATGAGCGCGTGCGGGAATCGGTCATCCGTGTCCGCGAGGTCGCTCCGGGCGATGAAGAACTCCTCGGCCTTGGCGAGGCGCTCCGGGTTCGGGTCTGCCTCCACGTAGAGGTTCACGTCGACACCCATCACGCCTCCTGGTCGGTCGTGGACGTCTGAGCCGATGCGGTGGGGCGGTGCTCGCACTTCATCCGCTGGTGCATGGAGCGGCCCTGGGTGGTGTCGAAGCGTCGGTCGCAGCCCTCGTTCTGGCACTCGTGGATGAGCTCCCCGCGGGGCTTCACCACGGCCGCGGGCTGGCTCTTCTTCGCCGGCGGCTTGCCGGAGGCGGCGCGGAGCCGGTCCTGGGCCGCGGCGAGGGCCCGGCGCGCGGCCTCGACCTCCTTCCGGGCCTTCTCCTCCTCCTCGTGGGTGCGGCGGTAGTCCTCGAGGTCAGCGCGGAGGGTGTCGATGCGGTCCCGGATGGTGGCCGCGGCCCGGCGGTGGCGGGCCATCGGGGAGTCCTCGGCCTCGGCGAGGAGCGCGCCGAGGGTGAGCCGCGGCGCCGGAGCGGCCGGGGCCTCGGGCGGGGCGACCGGGTCCGGGGCGGGTCTGGCCGGGGGCTCCGCGGCGCCGGCCTGGTGCTCGGCGAGCAGCTGCGCGCGCCGCCGCCGCATGACGTCGGTGTCGGGGTAGCCGTGGCGGCCGAGGATGGTCTGGAGCTCGGCCAGGGTCAGCTCGTGGTTACTCGCGATGGCCGGCATGGCGAGCCGCGGGTGCGGGGTCGCGAGGACGGCTTCGAGCAGCGCGATGGCCTGGGCTCGGCTCGTGGTGTCGGTACTCACGAGGCGGCTCCGGTGCTGGCCTCGGCGCTGAGGGCTCCGGCAGCCTTGCGGAGGGCCTTGCGGCGGTGCGCGGCGCCCGGGGTGCCGTGCTCCTGGGCGGCGCGGTCCTGGAGGAGCGCGATGGCGGCGGCGACGGCCTGGGAGCGGCCCTCCTCGCGGGCGGTGGCGCAGCTGGCCTCGAGGCGGGCGTCGAGGCGGGCGCGGTGGGCGGTGATGGGGTTGAGCGTCATGGTGGTCTCCTGAGGTGTCAGTTGCTGGTGGCCTGGGGTGGGCGGCCGGGGCAGGTGAGGCGGTGGGTTCGGTCCCACTCGCCGACCTGCTCGGGGGTCTGGCAGAGGTCGGTGGCGTTGCAGATGCCGCAGGTCACGCGCCACGGCAGGGACCCGCCGATCACGGGTGGGCCTCGATGTGGTGGCTGAACCGCTCCCACGCGGACTGGCGGGTGGTGCCGAGCGCGGACCCGATCTGGGCCCAGGTGAGGCCGCCGCGGCGGCCGGCCGCGACGGCCGTGAGGAGCGCGGTGCGGGCGCGGCGGAGGGAGTCGCGGGCGTCCTCGATGTGCTGCTGGAGCTCCGCACGGCCGGCGGGGTCTGGCATGTCGAGCTGCGTCGTGGTGGTCATCGGGTCGCCTGCTTGCGGGTGGGGACGCCGGCCGCGCGGAGGACGGTGTAGACGGTGCTGGGGTTGATGCCGTGGGCGGCGGCGATGGCCGGGGCGGGCTCGGCGGCGTTGTAGCGGCGGATGATGTCGTCGCGGACGTCCTGCGGCATGGGTGCCGTGCCGCCGGTCTGGCGGGGCTCGATGCCGTTGCGGCGCATGACGGACCGGACCCGGCTCACGCCGACGCCGAGGCGGCGGGCGGCTTCCTCGACGCTGCAGTGCTCGTCGACGTAGAGGCGGCGGACCTTGTCGACGATGGAGGGGTCGCGGTCCTCAGCGATGCGGTTCCCGCCGAGGGTGCGGCGCCGCTGGATGCCCTCCCGGTCGAGGACCGCGCGGACGGCGCCCGGGCTCATGCTCTGGTCGGTGGCGATGGTGGTGACGGGGTCCCCGGCGTTGTACCGCTCGACGATGTGGGCGTCGCGCTGGGCGTAGCGGCGGCGCGGGCCCGGGCGCCGGGCGGCGTCTCCCGGGCCACCTGGCGCGGCGGCGCTGGTGGGGGTGTAGCTGATGGGGTCGGTGCACGGCTGGCAGAGGCCGGTCTCGGTGTCGACCGAGCCGGACGGCTTCCCGCAGAGGCTGCAGGTCGGGGTGAGGGCGTCCCAGTCCAGGCCGGCGGGCCGGGCGGAGTAGTCGGGCATGCGGCGCACGGAAACGGCGGGGAGGGGCCGGTGGCCGGTCGCGGCGACGTAGGTCATGGGTGTTCCGGTGGGCATGGTCAGGCTCCGGTGCTGGGCAGGTGGATGGGCGGGAGAACGAGGTTCGGGAACGCGGCCGCGAAGCCGGCGCGGACGGTGAGGGTGGCGGCGAGGCGGTGGTCTCGGATGCGCGCGGGGTTGCCCCACACGGCCTGGGAGGCGTCGTGCTGGCTGATGCCGGCGGCCATGAGGTCGAGGACGTCGTTCCAGGCGTGGTCGTGGGCGATGCCGGTGGTGTCGTACCCGCGGTGCGCGGCGTTCGGGTGGGGTGCGGTCTGCGCGAGCGCGGCGCCGGGCGGGTGCGGCAGCACCGTGGTGGTGGTCACTGGGAAGCCGCCTGCTGGGCTCGGACGAGGGCGGCGTCCAGGGCGTGCTTGTCGTAGATGACGGTGGTCTGCATCCGGGCGCCGGCGCTCTGGGCGAGCTGCTCGATGGCGCCGCGGATGCGGTCGGGGTCGCCGAGCTCCTCGCGGGTGAGGTGGCGGATGACGTCGATGGCGGCCTGGGCCTCGGCGATGGTGGTGATGGCCATGGGGTGGTCTCCTGGGGTGTCAGCCGGCGGTGGGTCGGCGGGTCTGGGTGGTGAGGTGGCGGTGCCAGAGGTCGGGCCACCAGACCCAGACCCGGCGGGTTTTCAGCTCGCAGTAGCCGTCGATCACGGCCTCGGGGTCGCCGGTGAACGCGGCGCGGAGTTCGCCGCCGCAGCGGTCGAGCTCGTGGGTGGCCGGGTCGAAGAGGTCGGCGGGGCAGGCGTTGAACTCGGACGGGGGCCAGGTGGCGCCGCACTCGGTGCAGTGGTCTGCGACGTGCTCGAGCACGGGGCCGAGCCACTTCGCGATGGTGCGGGGGGCGCGGCCCTGGGCGGCCAGGGTGGAGCGGGCGTCGGGGAGGGCGACGTACTTCGCGGCCTCCTCGCGGCGCAGCTGGGCGGCGTGGGCGCGCTGCAGGGCGTCGTCGTCGTAGCGGTGCTTGCAGGCGGGGCACTTCCACCGGTCGTCCTCGGGGTGGCTGTCCCAGACGGGCTCGAGGGGCAGCGTGGAGGCGCACGGGCGGGGGCAGGTCAGGGTGTCCGCGGCGGGCTTGAGGCGGCCGCCGCACTCGCTGCTGGTGGTGGTCTGTCGGCGGGCGGTGGCGGTGCAGGTCCGGTCGGTGCCGGCGGGGGTGATGCGGCCGCAGGTGTCGCAGACCTGCTTCGCGGGGGTGATAGCGCCGCACCCGACGCAGGCCCAGGCGGCGATGTAGCGGGGTGCGTAGGACCGGACGAGGCGGGGGTGGGTGGGGCAGGTGGGTCGGTCGCAGACGACGCGGGTGCGGTCGTCGCGGGACCCGGCGCGGGTGATGTTCTCGAGGTGGGTGCGGCAGTCGCGGACGTCGTTGGCGAGGTGGGTCCAGCGGGCCGCGTCGGCGGTGCGGGCCCAGTCGAGGTGGTGGCGGAGGAACGAGGCTTCGGTGCGGATGGTGGGGATGTGGTCCCAGACGGCGCCGACGGCCCACCGGTACTGCTCGCTCCACCAGCGGAGGACCTGGAGGACGGGGAGGGTCTTCACGCCGTCGCCGGTGTCGTCGTCGGCGTCGATGGCCGGGGAGGGGCCGGGGAGCTGCCAGTGCTCGTGGAGGTCGACGCGGCGCTGCCAGGAGTCGGGGTCGGAGACGGGTGCGAGGTCGATCATCGCGAGGCCGCCGGGGAGGGAGTGGCCGTCGATGGTGGCTCGGGCGTCGTTGATGGCCTGGTCGAGGAGGGTGTCGGCGAGGGCGATGATCTCGTCGAGGTTCCGGGCGACGGTGGTCGCGGTGGGTGCCTGGTTGTCGGTCACCGGTGGCCTCCCGTGGGCGGGGTGGGGGTGTAGTAGCCGTCGGTGGTGAGCCAGACGTGGTCGTGGATGTCGCGGGTGGCGTGGATGTCGTAGACGGGGACGTCGGCGGGGTCGGTGCCGCGGGGGACGAGCCAGCCGAGGGCGGTGGCCTTGCCGCGGTTGCTCTCGACCCAGCCGTGGCATCCGGTGGTTCCCGTGCCGCACAGGAGCAGGAGGTTCGCGGGGGTGTTCGCGGCGGGGTCGGTGGTGCCGCCCATGCCGCGGGGGCGGCGGTGGTGGAAGGAGTGGTCGGCGGTCCAGGTGCCGGCGGCGTGGAGGGCTCGGCCGCAGCCTTCGCAGCGGCCGGCGGAGCGCTCGCGGACGAGGATGCGGGTCTCGGTGGTGGGTCCGGTGTCCCGGCGGCGTGCCGGGCGGGTCCTGCGGCTGTACGGGAGGGTCATCGGGCTGCCTTCGACTCGGATGCGCACTGGATGCAGAAGCGGGTCGTGCCGGTGTGGCCTCCGGCCGGGCACGGCGTGTCGGTGACGAGGGCCAGGGCGGGGGCGCCGGGGTGGGGGATGGACTCCCAGCCGGCGAGGAACGCCTGGATGGTCTGCGGGGGGTCGTCGCGGCGCAGGGTGCGGACGGCGACGTCGACGAGCTTCTGGTCGCCGTGGATGGCGATGAGGTTGCAGATCGCGGCGGCCTGGTGGGGCTTGAGCTTGTCGGTGCGGATGCCGGTGAGGGCCGTGTAGCGGCGGAGCTTGCTGGCGAGGATGTCGATCGCGACGTCGTTATCCACAGGCTGCGGCGGCGTCGTCGCGCGAGCCGCTGCGGTCGGGTCGGGTCGGGTCGGGTCGGGCCGGGGCGACTCGGGGTCGCGAGTCGGGGGCGAGTCGGGGGCGAGTCGCCCCCGACTCGGGGCGACCGGGGGCCGCGAGTCGGGGGTGTCGGTGTCGGTGCAGAACCGGCAGGTCTTGGAGACCTTGCCCTCGCGGACGTGCCACCTCATGTGGTTGCCCTGCGCGCCGGCGTCGGAGTAGTCGGGCGCCTCGACGCCGGGGTTCATGTCGTTCCAGTCGTGGAACCGGTAGCCGGGCTCGTCGTCGACCTCGTCGGGGCGCCACAGGCCGGCGTCGACGAGGCGAGCGGCCATGGCGGTGGCGTCGTCGTCCCACTCCTCCAGGACCTCGGCGGGCACGAAGCCGCCGTTGCGCTGCCGCCCGGCCCAGGCGCCGGCCAGGGTCCACAGGCCGAAGGGGCTGGAGTCGCGGGTCTTCTCGGGGTGGGATCTGCGGATGCTGCGGGCCTTGCGGTTGTCGGGCAGCTGGTCGTCGACGCGGAACCAGGTCATCGAGGCATCGCCTTCCGGACGCGGTCGGCGATGTCGGCGGGGACGTCCCAGACGCCGAGTCGGCCGGGGACCTCGATGTGGTCGGTGAGGACGACGGGGGCGGAGAGGACCCAGTGCATGGCGCCCGGCCAGGCCCAGGGCGAGCACGACCCGTCGCAGGTGTGGACCCGGTCGAGGGTGACGGCGCCGATGATGGCGCCGAACTTCAGCGCGGTGTCCTCGGCCGGGCGGCCGAATGGTGGGATGCGGAGCGGGTGTGCCAGGTCCTCGATCTGGTGCTGCTCGGCCGTGGCGGCCATGCTCCTGGAGGAGTGGATGAGCAGCAGGCCGCGGTGGCTGGTGCCGCGGGTGCGGTTCTCGATGGTCTTCCCCGCTCGGAGGATGGCCCATGCCCATGGCTGACGGACGCTGAGCGCCTTCACGTGGTGTCTCCCTCGACGTTGGGTCAGGCGGTGGTGAGGTTGGCCAGCTCGTCCGGGCTGTGCCGGTGGAGCCGGTGGAACGGGTAGCCGGCGACGAGCTCGCGGGCCTTGGCCTCGGTGATCTCGCGGCTGAACTGGAAGTGCTCGATGGCGGCGCGCGGGGTGAACGCCTGGCCGTTGATGAGGACGAGGGCGTCTGCGGCTTCGGGGGTGAACGGGGGCCGGTCCTCCCACTCGAACGGGCGGCTGGCGCCGTTGACGCGGGCCCAGCGGATGCGGTGCTCGCAGCCCCGGACCCGGCACCACTCCCAGGGCCGGCTCACGGTCGCCCCCGGTGGCGGAGGACCGCGGCGGGCGGCGTGGGGGCGGGGCGCCGGCTGGGCCGGTCGGCGTTGTGCACGATCGCGAGCCGCGGCCGCCGGTGTGCGCGGAGCCGCCGGTCGCGGGTGAGGTGGTCGACCAGGCACGCGAGGGGGAGCAGCAGGGACAGGCCGGTGAGGACGATCCACCCGGCGACCACGACGGCGGTGAGGTCGGTGGGGCTCATCCCTGGGCCTCCTGGGCCAGCTCGAGCTCCCACGCGGCGAAGTCGCGGTCGCGGGCGGCGTGGTACTCGGCCCGCTCGTACGCGGTGGCCAGCGCGGCGTACAGCTGGGCCTTCGTCTCGGTGTCGGCGGCGTCCTCGGACGGGGCGAGCCGGTCCACGGCCGCGGACGCGGCGCAGCCGGCTGCCCACAGCAGGCACCCGAGGAGAGTGCGGAGCACGCTGAGGGGAGTCATCGCTGGGTCCCCGGCTTCGGGGTGTCCTGCATGTGGGGGAGCCTCACCACGGGGACGAGGACCTCGTCGGGACGGATCGTCGCCGCGGGGCGGTGGCGGAGCAGGGTGCGGGTCTCGGGGGTGCGGATGCCCCACAGGAGCAGCAGCCCCCAGGTGCTGGCCCGCATCCGGCGGTTCTTGGTCGAGCTCACGGTGTCTCCCTTCGTGAACGGTGGTCAGGTGCGGAGGAGGTCGCGGTCCCAGGTCGGGACGTACTGACCTCGGTTGCGGCGGTCGGTGATGCGGTCCATGCGGTAGCCGCGGGCGTGCGCGGCCTGGACACGCGCGGCGTCCTCGGCTTGCCGGCGGGCGTCGTCGGCGGCCTGGGCTCGCTCCTCGGGGGTGAGGGCGGCGTGGCGGAGGCGGCGGAGCCGGTCTCGGGTGGCGGTCTCGAGGTCCCAGCGGGCGAGCCGGGCGGGGTCGGTGGGGCGGTGCAGCGGAGCGGGCCCGTGGATGAGGAGCGCGAGGTACCCGACGCCGTGGGCCTCGTCGACGGTCCGGGCCCAGGCGAGGGCCTGGCGAAGGTCGTCGAGGGTGAGGTCGGCGTAGACGGCAGCGGTCTCGTCGCGGCTCACGAGGCCCGCGGTGGTGCGGCCGAGGACGGGCGGCAGGTGCCGCGTGCAGCGGCGGCAGAACCGCGCGCCATGGAGGTCAATCGGGCCGGTGGACGGGACGACAGCCAGGCGGCGGGTGCGCACGCCGCACGCCGGCCGTGACGACACGGTGGCCCACCGACCCGAGGCAGTGGCGGCTCCGGTGACGACGTGCACGACACCACCGGGACGGCAGCCGAGGAACGCGCCGGCGCGGAGGGCCGCGACCACCCGAACACCTGGAGCGGGGATCACGAGTCCTCACTGGGTACGTCGGATCCTCCGACGAGGACGAGGCCGGTGGAGTGGCGCAGGCACACGGGCGCGGTGGCACACGCGGGACACGCCTCGTCGCGGTAGCCGGCCGGGTCCGGCCGCTCCTGCTCCGGGAACCCGTCGGGGTACTCGGCGGACAGGTCGCGCCGCGGCATCACACACCCCTGCACGTGCGGGTCCGAGCTCGGCCACTCGACGAGCGCCGCCGCCTCGGCACCGCCGAAGGACCAGATCACGACGCCGTCCGCGTGCTTCCCGACCTTGCCGATGCGCTCGACGAACTCGGGGTTCAGCCCGATGCTGTCCGTGGACTCGGGGACGTGCTTCGAGGTCACCGTGCGCCAGGCGATGCCCGCGACGGGCGCGGTCTCGACGATCGGCAGCCAGACCCGCTCGGTGTCGGGGACCGAGATGACGGTGAAGGTCGGCTCGAGGCCGTCGAACGCGACGTCGCCGCGGGACTCGGCGCCGACGGGCTTGCGAGCGTCGAAGGTCAGGTCGACCTCGATCGAGCCGTCGATGTAGTCCTCGCCCTGCTTGTTGACGAGCGAGAGCAGGTAACCCATGAGGCCCTTCGCCCGTCCGTCGATGTCCTGGGCAACGACGGTGCGGTCGGGCGCCTCGTCCATGGCTGGCTCGGGCTTGAAGTACGAGTCGCTCTCCGGAACCCAGGAGGTGAGGACCATGAACCGGTTGGTGGCTGTGAGGCGGGCCCCGTACACGAACTCCTCGATGGTGATCGACCGGTAGATCGCAGCGGGCGCTTCCTTGTCAGTGGAGGCGGCGTTCGCGACGGAGAGCCATGCTCTGGCGAGCAGTCGAGCGTCGAATCTCATGACGTCCTTCCTGATGTCGTTGTGGGGGCGCGGGTGTTGCGGCGCCCCTGGTGGCCCTCGCGGTTGGGGCCGTTGATGGCCGCTCATGCGTCGAGCAGGTCGCGGATGTAGGCCGCGAGGGACTCGGCCTTGATGAGGTACTTGCCGGCGGGCTCACCGTCAGCAGTCGATCCGAGGCGCTTCGCGGCCAGGCGGCCGTTGGAGATCTCGCCGCGGAGGAACGAGACGCTCATGCCGGTGGCCTCTGCGGCCTCGGCGAGGCTGTAGGACATCTTCTGGACGGTCACTGGACCGTCACCGCCGCGGCGCCGCAGACCTTCTCCGCGAGTTCCTCCAGCGCGGTGCGGCGCTCGATGACCTCCTCGGGGGAGAGCCAGTAGTCGGGGTCGTCCTCGCGGCCCTGCAGCTCGTCAGCGGCGTCGGCGAGAAGCGAGAAGATCAGGTAGACGGCGGCGTGCTCGGGCGTCTGGAGCGGCGGAGGCGCGAACACTGCCGGGGCGGTCAGCACGGTGATCTGGGAGTCGCTCATGGGTTCACCGCCAGCGTGGTCTGTGGCAGGTACTCGGTGACGAGACGGTCGATGCCCTTGCCGGTGATCCGGATCGTGGGGGCGACCGCGCGGTGCCGGCCGTCCTCGAGGACACGGGGCTGGTTGATCCGCTCGGCGAGCAGGCCGGAGCCGATGGCGGTCTGGTAGGCGTGCCAGCCGTCGGGCTGTCGGTAGATCCAGCCGAGGTCGGCCATCTTCTTGAACAGCCGGTTCCGGCCGACGTCCACCCCGGCGCGGGACGCAAGGACCTTCGCGGCGTGGTCCACGGCGTAGTCACCGGCCGCGCCGGCGATGTCGAGCCACCGCGCGGCGGGCGCCTCAAGCTGCGCCGCGGTCTCCTCGGCCGCGAGTGCTCGCGCCTCGGCGTCCTCTGCCTTCTTCGCTGCTTCGGCGGCGAGGGCCAGGACACGAGACGAGGGGAGCGAGGTGAGCATGTCGACGTCGGAGCCGTAGCGGCCCGTCCGCCGGATCGTGGGGAGGACATCGTCGGTGACCCAGCCGATGAACGGCTCGGCGCTCGGGGCATCAGAGCGGAGGACGACGCGGTAGAGCCCGGCCTCGGAGACGACAGTCGCCTGCTGGGTGCGGCCGAGGCTGTCGACGATGGGGTGCGCCTGGCGCACCCCACCCGGCAGGCGGCTCGCCAGACGGCTGACCTCCTTGATGCCGAGCACAGCAGCGACGTCGGCGAGCACGAACCACGGCTCGCCGTCGATCAGGGCGGTACGGATCTGGACGTCGGCGTAGGTGAAGACCTCGAGCATCACGCCACCTCCTCGACGACCTCGAACAGGTCGTCGAGCTCGGCGTCGAGAGCGGTGCACAGCGAGGCGATGAACTTGGAGCCGGGCTGCTGCTTCCCGCGGAGAACGCGGGACAGGTTGCCGGCGTCGATGCCCATCGCCTCGGCGAGCGAGGTGTCGGTCTTCAACCCCTTCCAGCCCCGGATCTTGGCGACCATCTCGGACTTCAGGCGCAGCGTGGCGACCACAGCACTCGCCTCCCTTCTTGGCTCGGCGTGCCGCCTGACCTGGCGTCTTGCGGCTACGTGCATAACCGTAGGCAGGTGCATACGCACATGCAAGAACCTGAGGTCACGATTTGGTAACGCACACTTGCGCAAGGTCGCGTGCGGCCCTGACGTGCGGAAACACATTGGTGGGATAGGTGGGCTGCGCACTTGCGTTCACGCAACGCCGAATGCGGTGCACTATCGCTGTGCGATATCGCAATACGCTGCTGTGCATGTCTTGGTCCGCTTACGTCCGGCAGCTCATGGGGGACGAGCCCCAGAAGGCCGTCGCCGCCCGAGCTGGCATCGAGGCTCCCGTCATCAGCCGCTGGCTGGGGGGGCAGAGCCCCCGCCCGGACGGCGCCGCCCGCCTTGCTCGTGCCTACGGCCGGCCGGTCCTGGAGGCGTTCGTCGCGGCCGGGTTCCTCACCGAGGAGGAAGCCGGCGCGCGGCCCGCCGCGGCGCCCAACTACGACGCGCTCACCAACGAACAGCTGCTGGGCCTCGTCCGCAGCCGAATGCGAGAGGAGGTGGTGGCAGATGGAGACGCCGCCCCCACCAGCGGTGCCCGGCGGGGGCCGACCCAGATCGTGCGGGGACAGGTCGGTTCCGGCGGCAACGACGGACGTCTGTCGACGCTGCTGACGCTCGATCGCGATGTCGACCCGTATGCCGTGGATGCCTTGGACCGCCTGGCCGACGACTTCCTGAGCCAACCCGAGGTTGACAGGTCGGCGTTGGTGAACCTCCTCTATCTTGCGTACGCACTGGACCCTCGCCGCGCCGGCCACACCTTCTCGAGCGACCTGGCTAGCGGCGCGGCCGCGGCACGGGAGGTCGGGCGTCCCGGACGCGTGGCAGGGAAGCGACGGCAGCAGGATGCTGCTGGAGAACCGCTCGCAGACGACCCAGATGACATGGAGCCGCGGTGAGGTTGGGTCCAGGGCTCCGGCGATTTCTCGGACTCGCCTTCCGGACTGTGGGCATTCTCGCTGGTCTTGCGGTGGGCACCCTGGTCGCCGCCGGCGAGTACGAGACCTTCAAGGTGTCCAAGACTGTCCTGTTTTGGGTGACGGTTTCGTTCGCAGCGGCCTCGGCGGCGGCGAATGGCCTCAGCGTCTGGGGCAACTTCAGAGGTTGGGCTCGCACGCGAGCTGAGGTGCGCGTGCAGCTGGCTCTCACCCAGTGCCTGGTCGCAGTGGCTAAGGAAATTGGTGTCGACCCGGACCACTTGGGTGTCAGCGCCTACATCCCGGCGGTGCGCTGGGTGAAGTCCGACGCAAGCGTCTTTCTCGGTCTGCCAGCCGAGGTCTTGGTCCGGGTCGTGCGCTTCCGGCTGCAGGACGTGCCGCAGCCGTCGCGCGTAGCGCGGACGCGGTCCAAGGGGGCGGTGGGTGAGTGTTGGGCGACGTCGCGCACCATCCACAGGCCCTGGAGGCAGCAGGCTGTTCAGCACTCGGGAGCAAGCATGACGAGACAGCAGTTCGATCAACTCAGTGCCCACCTGCGCGATGGCTTCGAGTACGCCGAATACCTACGCATTGCTCACAAATACTCAGAAGTCTTGGCTGTCCCGGTACTGTCGGAGGCGGGTGATCTAGTAGGTGTGCTCTCGCTGGACCTAGCGATGGGCGCCAACGTGCAGCGCGATGTCTTGTCGACCTCGGCGGTTGACGGCATCGCGTCGGTCACGGCCACGATCGTGAGAGACGATCTGAAGCATCTCTTCCCCATTGAGTGAGAGGCTCTTGAAGATGGCCAAGAACAACAGGCAACGCAACCAGTTCAAGATCAAGGTCGATCCCACAGAGCGTGAGCGAGCCATCGCCGCATACCTGACGAGGCTGAAGAAGGCTGGCCCTGACGAGGTCATGATGCGCCGGATCAAGGAGATCGAGACGCGCCAGGCTCGTAAGGTTCCTGCGGGACGCTGATCGCACGGCGCACCTACACGAAGGGGGCCCCGACTTATGTCGGAGGCCCCTTCTACTGTTCCGACATGCTTGACCGACGCCGTTGCCGTGACCATCGGGGGCACCACCCGTGGCGGTTCATCGGGCAGCTCCCCGACTGGCGGATCGACTGGACCGACGACCTCGAGCCCGGGGTGTGGGGGCTGACCCTGCACCGAGAGAAGCGCATCCTGATGGCCAACGGCCTCGATCAGGCCGAGCGGCGCTCGACGATCGCGCACGAGGCCGGCCACGTGCTCCGCGGGCCGTCGAGCGTGTGCATGCGTCTCCGGGAGGAAGCGCTGGTTGAGCGTCAGGCAGCGCGGCTGCTGCTGCCGTCGGTCCGGCGTATCGGGCACGCTCTCGCGTGGCACCACGCCGACCACGACAAGGCCGCGCACGAGCTGTGGGTCGATGACCGAATGCTCGATGCGCGACTGTCGACGCTGGCGCCGCGGGAGCGCGGCTGGCTCGACCAGCAGCTAGACGCCATCGTCGTTTGACGCGGGCGCCCCGCCGGCTAGGAGCGCAGCCGCGCTCTCGATGGCGCGGCGCTTCTCGGCGAGCCGTGAGGTCATGTAGCCGCGGCTGGTGACGTAGGAGGAGTGGCCGAGGATCGCGGTGATGGTGACGTCGTCGACGCCGAGCTCCTTGAGGATCTGCGCCGCGGTGTTCCGCATCTCGTGCCCGACGAAGGGTCTGCCGCTGGGGTGGGCCACGCCGGCGGCCTTCTGCAGGGCCCGGAACTCTGCGGCGTCGTCGGCCTTGTCGATCGGCCAGCCGTCCGCCCTGGCCCACACGAGGCCGTGTGGGTTGGCGGGTGCGGTGTCGCGGTAGGTCAGGAGGGCGTCGCGCATGGTGGCGACCATCGGGATGATGCGGTAGCCCCGGCGGCTCTTGGGCCGAACCAGGTGGAACCGGCCCTGGAGGTGTCGGACCTCGTAGTCGTCGGGGACGCGGAATCCGGCCTTGCGGTTCTTCTTGTCCCGGTAGGGGAGGGGCTGCAGCTGCCACTCGACGGTGATGATGTTCGTGTCGAAGTCGATGGAGTCCCAGGTGAGGCCGAGTGCTTCGCCCTGCCGCAGGCCCTGGAGGAATGACACGAGGTAGCGGGTCCCGTGGGGGAGCTCCGCGGCTTGCTCGAGCACGGCGACCGCCTGGTCGAGCTCGAGAGCGGTCCGGTCGCTCGGCGGCGGTGCGCCGGCGTTCGCGGCTGCGTTGAAGACGGTGTGGGGCACGTCGTAGCCCTCGGTGAGGCTGTCGCGCAGCATCTTGATCAGGATGCGTCGAGCGAGGACTGCTGAGGGGCGGCCGGCGGTGCGCGCCACCTTGGTCTCCACTGCGCGGAGGTCGCGGGGGCTGAGGTCGACGAGCCGCTTGGTGCCGATCGTGGGGACGATCCACTTCCGTACGGCTCGGACGTTCGACTCGTAGGTCTTCGGGCGCTTGGTCTTCTCACGCATCTCCAGCCACTCGTCGGCCCAGGACTTCACGGTCTTGCGGTCGACCTTGATGGAGCGGGCGGCGGCGGCCTTGGCTATCTCGGCCTTCTTGTCGCGCACCTTCCGGGCGATCGCGGCGCGGTGGGAGCAGCGCGCGGGGCAGGCGGGGAGGCAGCCGGGCCCACTGACTGTGATGCGGCGGCGGGTGCTGGACTCGGTCCAGCCGGCTTCGAGGGCGGCGATCCAGCGTCCGTCGGAGGAGCGCTGGTAGAGCCCTCCCTCCCCGTACCCCTGCCGGCGTTCCTTGCTCACTGCGGCACCCCCCCCGGAATGTAAGCCATCGTGTAAGCCATCGCTATGCGCACTATAGATGACAGCGCCGACATTCAGCCTGATCAGAGGAGGTTTCTCGGTTGTGTGAGCGAGGGTTCTCAATTACTTGTAATAAGG